CCTCAGAATGTCTATGCCAAATAGCTGGAGTTGTCTCCCCCGCTCTTACATGCAACACCCACGCTTTAGATAGTTCTACTTTTTGTGGACCAAACAAATCTTCTAAAAATTTAAAATACTTTTCTTTTAAGTATTGAACTGTTTTATTATTGTCTTTAAAAACATACGCGTCTGATTGTAGTTTTGGATGAGTACATTTAGGGTATTGAGAACAACAAGAGTTTTTATCTGTGTATGCTTTTAAATAATCTATTATTAAAAGATCATCATAGGGTACAAATGGACATGCTTTTATCATAATGTAAATGGTATAAAGTGGTTAGGGTTTAATTTATTATCTATAGAATCAATAGGTACTATATCAAAAGCTATAGTTATTCTAGGTCTTTTGCTTTCATTCCAAGGTGAGCTTCTGTGTTGATCATCTTCGCTTTTACCCACAACTAACAAACCTTCTTTACTTACTACTCGTGTTATATGTGGCACGTTTGGAATTCTATAATCAGTGTGACTATCACCAACTTGGACACAATAAAAACCGTGCCATACTTTTTTGTCTGCTGGCCAGTGATTATGCCAATCTACCTTTTCTCCTTTTCGGTAAACATTAACCCATGATTTTATCATGTATGGTCTGTCTTCTAATAACGGAGAAACATTTTTTAAAATTTCATGGTAAAGTTTTAACACTGCTGAGCTAGGAAAAGTTAAAAAATTATATGCGTGATGATTAGCTGTAGTAAAAGTACCATACCACTCAGGGTCACTATTGTGTGGTAAATTTTTACGCAACATCTTCTCGACTTCTAAACTAAATTCAACTAACTCTTTATTATCTATTGAGTCTAATTGTATTGAGTACAAATAGTCTGGATGATTAGCGTGTATTACATAACTAGAATTTATTTTATTCAATAATTTTTTAGTTGGTTTATTAACTTCTAGGTTAAATGATATAATAGTTTTTTTACTTTGTGAGTTATTAGTAGGTGATCTGTGAACAGCATAAGCTGGAAAGATACTTACATCACCTTCTTTGACTTTAAGTGGTGTTATTCTACCGTGATCAAACGGATCTATAATTTCAGTAGGTGGTCCATCTTTAGGTAAGTCTAAATAATAAGCTCCTGTAAATGTGTGTCCGTGCACATGCCAACCGTGTGTTCCTTCATTACCGTATTGTTGAAACCAAATATTTTTTATTACACATCCATCATAACCAGCATCTTTTAATTTCTTTTTTAAAAACTTACTTAGATGTGGGTATATAATTTTAACCCATTCTCTATCAAATTTTTTTGCATCTAACCAATCTAGTCTTTCAATGTTGTCTGTATAGTATGTGTCTTTCTGTTCTAAGAAATCAGAACGTGCATTATTAACAGCTTCAAATAATTCTGTTTTTAATTTCTTGTGTTCTTTAAATTCATCTACAATATAAAATGATTGTAGACTATGCTTTACTTTTTCCACCATAAAATAATTGTCTTCCTATCTTTCTTCTTAACCTCTTTAACTCCATGATATGTTACACTACCATCAAAAATAGTCAACATACCTTGTTGAGGTTTTATTATTTGATTCTTTGTGTAAAACTCACCACCCTCAAAGTCATCGTTTAAATATATTAAACTATTATATTTGCTCTCTTCGGTCCCTCTTCCTTTATGTAAATGTAAAGCACCTTCAGAACCTACATGCCAATTCTGTAATTGAGCCATTGATATTGTTAGATCTAAATTTAATTTTTCTTTAAAAAAATCAGAGACTCTTTCTACAATAGAGTCATTAGTAATTTCTACCGTTCTTTCTGACCAATCAAAGTTCCCTGGTCCCAGGTCCCTGATCAATGAAGCATACTCTTCGCACTCATCTTTAGGTAGATAATTCTTAAACACTTCTACCTCTTTCATTACAGTATTTTTATTAATGCTTGTTCTTCACCAAAAGCAATATATTTATATTTAATTTTGTTTTTATTAACGTACTCTTGCCATGCTTTAAATTCGTTCTCTCTCCACCCGGTATAACCCATGTACTCATCAAACAATATAATAGTACCTTTTTGTAAGAGGCTCTTGTCGATACAATCAAAGACATCTTTAGTGGACTCGTACGTATCGCAATCAATATGTATAAAACTCATTTTGTTTTTATTTTTACTTAAGAACAATGGAAGTGTATTTTTAAACCAACCTTTTATTAAAGAGACATTAGGCAATACTTTTGGTTCTTTGCCATTTAAAGTAAAGTGTCCTTTTGCTAACATACCACCCTTCCAGTCTTCTTGCAAACCTTCAAAGCTATCGAAACCATACCATGTAATATCTGGTTTATTTTGTGCAAAATAATTAATACTTTCTCCTCTGTGTACTCCAAACTCTAGGTGTAATCCTTTCTTTGTTATGTGGTTTAAAGTAATACCCCACCACTTCTCTTCCATAATTACACAATCTTTTATAAAAGGTTTTATATAATTAGCAGAATCAATAACAGCTTCTTTGTTTAGTATATCAAAAACTCTTTCTTTGCTTGCTGATCCTTTTAAAGGACCCTCATAATATATCATTAGATTATTCTATGGCCTTTCCTATAGTATGGTGGCAAACCAAGATGTGGTCTAGTATCAAAAATATTGTCGTGAGCTCCTTTTGCAGCCTGGTCTGTATAATGAAAAAATACTTGTGCACATTCTTTACCTGTAAAAGGTTCTCTCCAGTGTTCTAGTAAATCACCTCTGTACAATAACATATCTCCAGGTCCAAGGTTTATAGCTACTCCTTTACTTTTGCTCATAACATAATCCACCCCATTACCATCTTCATCAAAAACTAAATGACCTTCTTTTTCATTTGGATTTAAATATATAGGCCACATGTCTCCACCTAAATTTAACGTTGTAGAAAACTGACAACTAAATCTGTCTTTGTGTCTAGGAAGAATGTCCCCTGTTTTATAGAGACGACCAAACGCATAGTTTGGTATTAGTTTAACTTTCATGTGTTTTTCTAATAATGGTTTTACTTTTAAAAGTATTGATTCAAAAGCACAGTCCCCATACAAACAATATGTGTCTGGCATTTGAGGATCTGTCCACGCACCATGTATCTTTTCAAAAGGTGGTATAAATTTATCTCTAAATAAAGTTCTGCACACTTCTCTTTTCATAGTAAAATATGTGTACACAAACTCAGCTAAGTCTTTTGAAATAGCCTGTTTAATTATTAGATATTTTTTCTTTTTAAACATGTCCCATTACTCCTTGAGGCACAGCTCGTAAATTAAAGTGTATAAATTTAAATTTTTCTTTTCCAAGATCAAGTGAAAATGAATGTGGCAAATAGCTATTAAACAACATTAACGTACCTGGAACAGTATTAAATATAATAGTTGAGTTACCATTTGTTATATCTTCGGGTTTTTTTAATGGTAGCTTTGTCATCATTGCTCCAGATCTAGGATCATGAAGAATAGCTTTAGATGTTTGATTAGAAGAACTAACAAAATAAAAACCTGTGACATGACAGTTACCATGAGTATGTGTGTCCTGATAACCACCACCATTTTTAGCAAACTCTTGAGCCCAAAGATCTGTAAAGATTAAGCTCTGCTTGCTTAAATCATACCCTTGGTAATCTAAAAAATCCCAAGCACGTTGACCTATATATTCTACAAAACCTTTTAACTCTTCAACTCTTTCTAGTCCCCCTGATTGATAAGTTAAATTACGATCTTTATTTTCTTTTACTTCTTTAGCTCTTCTTTTCTTTTCAGCTTTTATATGTCTGTCACTTATTTTATCTACAAGTTCTAAATAATCTAAGCACTGTTCAAACCAAACAGGTGAACTAAAATAAAGTTCTTCTTTAAAGTTTGGGTTGCTAGGACCTCCGTCCATTGTTTTATACCAAGGTTGTTCCATTATTTCCAAGGATGCCCAAGGTACCAAAGCACCAATGAGTATCGCACTCCTTTCGTTACAGGTTTAACTCTATGCCAAATAAAAGAAGGGAAAACTATCATAGAACCTTTTTTGTTAAGTTCTTTTGCTACTTGTTTATTTTCTTTATCTTTGGGGTCATGATTTCTAAAATCAAATTCAAACTCACCGCCTTTAAAATCTTTTGGATCAGACAACAAAACACTAACAGAAAGCTTTCTAATTTTTTTATTAAGCAATGGTTCGTTTGGTTTATTGTATGGAGCAGGCCAACTATCACAATGCCAATCATAATATTGTTTAGGGCCATACTTAGTAAATTGAATTAGTTCAGTAGCATCGTATTTAAAATTCCAACCTGAAGCTTCGTTAGCAGCTTGTACATAAGGATCTACTTGAAACTTAATCCAAGGATCATTTAACCATGAAATGTTAGACTGTCTTTTTTTAGCACTGTGAACTAATTCTGCTTTCTGTCCTTCGTTTCCCACCAAGGCATCATGCACAGGTTTATCTTTAGCATGAGCAATAATTTGGTCACAGACATTCTCAGGAATTGCAGACTTAAAGTACCAGTAATAATCTTCTAAAATCATCTTACTTGATAATGAAATAGCAAAGCTATTCTTTTCTTTTTAGAAGGGTTAGGTGGCAGGTAATATTTTAAACTACTGTGAAACAAAACAAATTTTTTAGATTTGATAGGCATTCTCCACATTAAATCTTTTTGAATATGATCATCATAATGAAATATAATTTCATCTTTTTCATCTGCTTCTACAAAATAGATACCTATAATTTCTGGAGTTTTAGATATGTCTTGTAGATAAAGGTTGTGGCTTCTTAATACCGTTCCTTCGTTAGGGTCATTTATTAAAAGAGTATGGGGTAAACATTGTTGTAAAGCTCGATTGTAATGAAAATCAAAATGATGTCTCATGTGATCAGATAACCAATCTACTTGTTGATCGTTAGGAATTTCAATATCTTTATCATAACCGAACTCACCTTCGTAAGTTTCGTGAAAAACAATACAATCAATTTTTAATTTCTTATTATCTAATTTAGATAATGAAGATAAATCTTGATGGAATATTGATGTTTTTGTTAGCTTTACTTCTTTCATAAAAAGTAAAAAATAACAGAAATCCTTTTAAAGTCAATATCTATTCAGGTCTGTGAACAGTAGGTCCATCCCAAGATTGTGTAGATTCATTCCAATCATAAGAATCTAAAATACCATCTGTTGTAGTATTTGGATAATCAACTGGTGGATCCCAATTGCAAGTCTCTTCGTTTAAAACCCAAGAACTAAACACAACAGACCCATCTTCATTAGTAGGTCTAGGTGGAATAAAAGCATCTCTTACAGGGTCGTATGTAGAACCTATACCTGCTGCATTTTTTCTAAATGCTTTAGATTGATCTGGTCCTTCAATTTTTTCTGCCATGGTTTCTACACCATTGTCATCAAAGCCCTGTCTATTGTAAACCCAATATTTTCCAGAGCCTGTATTGTAAGAGTATTGTTTCCAATTCTCCCAACCAAAACAGTTTCTTAAATAGTTAATACCAACCTCTTCGTTTTCAACACCGTTCTTTATTAGCTTATCGTTGTCTACAACTACTGTTGCTATTACATTATTGTTTTCATCTAATTTTGCAAAGTGTGCCATAGTGTTATTGGAACTTGTATTTAATTACAACTAGTCCGCTTCCTCCGCTTGATGGGTGATAGTTTGGTGGGTAAGCATGGAAAGTTCCTGCTCCTCCTCCGCCTCCAGAGTTTGCTGGTGAAGGTGAATTAGTTGTTCCTCCTCCGCCGTATCCTCCAGATCCGGATCTGTTTGTGCCCGGACTATAAGCTCCGCCTCCGCCGCCTCCGGAAAAATATCTGTTAGAACCTGATGGTCCTGGTGTTCCATAAGATGGTGCTGTTGGTCCCCAAAAAGATGTAGCTATACCTTCTCCGTTTCCGCCTGGGCCTCCTGGACCGTTAAATCCTGGTTGTCCCACACTTCCTACGCCGCCTTTTCCGCCGCCTCCGCCGCCTCCTGGCGAGCATCCTGACGGTCCTCCGGCTCCTCCTGTGCTTCCTTCTGGTGGAGAGAACCCTCCTGCATTACCAGCTCCGCCGGGTTGTCTAGAGTTTCCTCCGCCTCCCGATCCTCCTGATTGATTTGCAGTACCTCCACGAGTAGATGAAATAGAACTAAAAGAAGAATCAGTTCCCGCTGACCCTCCATTTCCAGTTCCTGGAGCTACACCTCCTGCACCGACTGTTACAGGCTGTGCACCAAACACGGCAGTTAAACCTCCAAAGGCAGGAGATCCAATATTATTTCTGAAGCCTCCGCCTCCTCCACCGCCGCCGGTGTAAAAACTTCCTGGTAATCCACCACCACCTACAACAAAATATTCAAATGAAGTAGATCCTGCAGGTGTACCTTCGTTTAAAACTTGAAGTGTACCGCTACCAGTAAATGCATGTATTTTATAATTACCACAAGTGGTTTCTGTACCACCCGTAGCTGAAACGAAAGGAGTAATTACTCTTGAACCCCCTCCAAATCCTAAGATTTTGTATCCAAAGTCAGCCACAATTCCTCCTATTATGCGTCGTTAGGCAGATTAGTAGCAAAGAATAATTTGATCCCTAGTAGTTTAGCGTCACCTGTGAATGTATCGCCACCAGCATTAGCGTCTCTAGAGATGTTAAAGAATACTTCTTCATCAGCTGCTGGAGAACCAGCAACAGTTACTGAAGCACTTTGAGCTGTAACATTTAGATCGTTAGCTGTTCCACTGTGAGCATCAGTAATATCAATTCCAGTACCGAATGCTGCATCAATCGCGTCGTCATTTGCCGCTGCCACACCTTTTAAATTCCAAATACAGTTACCTGTGTTTGTTGAGTTAGCTGTCCAAAAAACTTGATACATTAGAAGTTGTGATGGATCCCAAGACTTTGGAAATGCAACAGCAAATTGTGCATTCTCGTCAGAAGAAGGATCGAAGTCCAATGATTTAAGTTCTGGTTGACCAGCTGTTAATTCTGTTTGTTCTAGATTTGCGCATCCATTTGTAGTTGTTGGATACATTGCAGAAGAAGGAATCCAGATAGTTTCTTTACCGGCTACTTTTACAGCGCTTCCGTTTGATTGAACTACTCCAGTTCCTTTTGCAATTAAATTTACATCTATATTTGCGTCACCACCTGTTGCAGATAATGAAGGATCATTACCTGTTGCAGCATTAGTTACAGTAAATTCATTAACTGCTGAACCTGTAGCAGTAAATTTGATAGACTCGTTTCCGTTTGTATCAAATAAACCAGTATCGATTTTTGGTGATGATAAAGTTTTGTTTGTTAAAGTTTCAGTTCCAGTGATTTGAGAAAAACCAACATCTACAATGTTAGGGTTAGTTCCATCATCTGCTTTTGCATAAATTAATCTTGTTCCTTTATCAGTAGCAGGCCAAGTAACACTACTACCTGAACCAGAGACATATGTAAATTCTACAGTGTATGCTCCTGAAGTTCCATTTTTAATAACATATAATTGTTGAGCATCTAATGGAACAGTAACTGTAATATTACCTGTAATAGATCCAGTTAATTCAATAACTCTGTGAGCAATTGATGCTCCAGTTGCGCCATCAGATGGTGCTAAAGTTGTTGCACCAGTTCCATTAACTGTTTTTACAGAAGTTCCACCGGCAAGTTGCTCGATGATATTTAAATTTGTATTTGTTTTTGTTCCCCAAGTACCGGCATTTTCACCGGTTGCCATTAGCTCTACGCCGAGAGGTGTGTATGTTGATGCCATAAAAAAACTCCTATTTACGCTGCATGCGTTATGTCTGTATACGATGTCGTCGCTGTTATGTCAATATCTTTGTACGCCAAAGCACCAAACCCTGTTTCTCCTAAATTACTATTAAATTCAATTCCTGTCAAGCCCACAGTAATATCAGCAACTGTTGTAGATCCAACAGCAAATGATGCGGCTATACCAGTTAGTCCTACACTGAGGTTATCAACATCTATGCTTCCTACTTGCGATGCCATTTGAACACCACTTACTGGAATTATTTGAGTGTCATCAACATTTACATTAGCTGGTGTAGAAAACGACATGCTTTGACTACTTAATTCATAAGCTTGTTCGTTTACAACAGAACCAATTGCAGATCCTATAGTCACACTACCTAAACCTACTTGGTGATCAGTACCATCGTTAATATCTAATGTACCTAATGCAACACCGCTTGAAACTCCAGTGACATCAAAATTCATGTCAAAGTCTTGAGTTGTTGTTCCAATAGATGAGGTTACTTCTAAACCAGTTATCCCTATTATACTTTCAGGTATAATAACTAATTCTCCACCCCACAATACATCAGATCCCCATGCCGACTCGCCCCAAGCTTCTGGACCTTGAGACATATCCATACTTAAAGAAGTAGTTAGTTCAACAACAGTTTCGTTTGTACCCCAACCACCAATACCGTATTCATCTCTACCCCAACCTTCAATAGATTGTGCATAAGGAAGTGTACCTAATGCAGTTGACATAGACAAACCTGTTAACGGAACGACAGGGCTATAACTTTCTCCCCAAGGCTCAGAGCCCCAGAAACTGTGACCCCAACCGTTTTCAGGATAAGCAGCTAAGTCACCTAGTGTAGATGACATGCTTATACCACTTAAAACTTCTGTTGTACTATTTTGTGCACCCCAATTGTTAGTGCTCCAACTGCCTGCACCATACGTGTTCTGTGTGATATCCATTGCACCACCCATTCCGATGCCATGAATATAACAATAATAATGAAAATCTATTTCTGTAGCAGGAGCAATTTCTATATACCTAACAGTAGCAGAATTAAAATTAGATAAGTTGGTGTAATCAGATTGATTGCTGGCCCCATCTAAATAATATGTAACCCCAGATGTAATAATATTATTACCAGGATCACTTGTGCTGTTTGTAAACAGCAAAGGGTGCATATTGTTTGAAGCATCGCTTTGATCGAAACGAAGTGTGCCGCCTTTGACCCACTTAACATCCATGTTACGAACGCCATCAAGATAAAAAACATTTCCTGTTCCTCCGGAAATATATAATGTACCGGATGCGACCGTTACCGTATAAGTTTGGTCAGCCATAAGGACTTCCTCCTTATGTTAATCTAATTATCGCTGAGCTAGAATCGTTAGTTGGAAACTGAATAGTAAAAGTTCCTGAAGAAACTGTTTTATCTCCGCCAAACGCTATTACACAAACCGCATTTGTAGTACCAGATCCGCCAGCCGTAGTTGTGTTGTAAATTAAACAACCGTTAGCTGTGAATGAAGCACTTGTAAAACTGATATCAGAAAAATCTGTAAATGCAGTCGTACTAGTTAAGCCTACTCCAGTGTTAGTCAACGCTGCTCCACCAGCACTGTATCCACTTCCTGAAATTTCTTGTGATGTTGAATAAGCAGTTGTAGCAGCTCCCAAAGATGCAGAACTAGTGTACATTGCAAGTTTGAAACTATCACCTCCGTTTCCAGAAGTATCTAAACTGTGTTTACCTTGTAATAGTTCTTGCTTAAAGCTTGAACATATTGCTGATGTTATTGCCATAATTAATCTCCTTATTAAGGCGACGGGGAAGGGACTTTAATTCTAACAGTACCGTCAGTATAATCATCTCTTCTTCGTCTACCGAGTTGCACTCCTGCAAACTTCTGTACCTCTTGTTTATATTTATTTTCATATAATGTCAACATATCCATTGGACCTTTTAAAAATCCATATGCTTCTACAAGACAAGCATATAAAAGCCCTTGTGGGAAATACTGACTGACATAATTAGTCTGATTGCTGGACTCTAAAGTAGCCGGCATTTTGTTATAATATATATTGAATAAGTAATTGGCGTCAGGTGTAGGAGCTACATAAATACCTCCAGATGTGGTTGTACCTAATCCAGTTGCTCCACCAAACATTGAGTAATATCTTGGTAAACCAGTCACGTCTTGTGCTGTTCTATCTCCTTCTGATCCAGTTAATTTTCCTATATACTCTGAGATATATGTTTGATCCTTTTTCTCTAACCATTGACCAACTCCATTTGTATTAGCTGTAGACTCAAATACTTCTATACCTCTTACAAAAAATGCTCCTGCAGGAACATTGATAGTATTATCATCTGCAACAAACGTACCTTGTGATGCAAATCTATCAGAGTCCATAGGGACATCTAAAAAAATTTTTTGTTGTGCATTTAAAATTATATTTTCTAGGACAGCAGTTGTTAGTACAGTGTCATCTACTTCTGTGTAGTTTCTAATATTTGTAACTAAATCGTTATAACTTATTCCAGACATAATTAACCTCTATCATTAACGGGTCCAATTGTACACTGAAAACCGCCTCCTGTTTCTGTGCTGCTAGCAGCACTAACTAATGTAACATTTATTCCATCAAATTGAGTTGAAAATTGTGGCTGGCCTGTTCCTTCAACTGAAGTAGTATTTAAAGATGCCACTTTATAAGACCCAAAAACTTTTGCTAAATTAGAATGAGATCTTGCTGTTGTCGACTCAGGAGACACGCCTCTGTATGGTGCACTTGTCCCTCTTACACAACCCGTTAGTTGATTTGAAGTTCTACCCGTGTACTCAATAACTTCGTTTTCGAAAATTCCAGTTTCACTATTTACTTTTTCAATAACTATAAAACCAGATGTTGGAAACTCTGAGCCATCTGTTAGATCAATTGTAGTAGCTGTATCTGTAATAGCTCCGTTTAAAGTTGTTGACAATTGCAATGTTGCAACTGCTACACCACCTACTGATGATTTAACGTTACGAAACCTAACCTGGTCATCTAATAAAAGACCACCATTTGGAAAATTAATTTTTAAAGTTGTGTTTGAAGCTGTTACAAAAGGATTTTCTGGTAAGAAATCTTCTGTAGGAAATTCAGTTCTTGCAGGTCTTGCTCTTTGTAAAGCTTGTGGATCTGCACTTGTTGGTTTAGGATCTAATTGTGGTTGTTTGGGTTCGTATTCTGATATGTGAACTAAAGCACCATTCCATTCTCTAACCATTTCATTATATGGAAAAGCCATGCCTGATCTATCAGATATTGCTAATGCATATTTACCTTGCGCAAAAGTTGTCATTAACCAATACCCGGATAATATATTTTAGGTGAAATGTATGTAGAGTTAGAAGAACCGTCTTCATCTTCTGCTCTTAACAATTCATCTTCATATAATAATTTTAATTCCTGTACTCTTTGCGGTGCATATTTTACCGCTAGATAATATGATAAACCTGCAATCATACAAGGAACAAATCTATATGGTACATCACTTGCATTTGTATAAGCACCTACATCATCAATTCTTTTTGTGTAATAAAAATTTATAAAATTACCTGCCTGAGAACTACCAGGAGTTAAATATAAAGTCATTGTAACTTTATCTATAAATCTTTGAACCCAATATTGAGTTGGTAAACCTTTATCTGTTTTATTTGAAAATCCTTGATACTGTGATCTACTAATTTTTGTCATAGGTGTATCAACATTTGTAGAAGCAACTCTGTAGTTAGCTTCTTGAATATCTGTCATTCCATTTGGAAACTGAGTTACGGTGTCTGCAGAGTTATGAATAGCTGCTGTAGTACCGTTAAGGCCTCTTACACAACCAGTTAAATTTAAACTTGATATTCCTGAGTAAGAAATTTCTTCACTATTAATTTTTATAATTCCGCCTGTCGTAGGCATTCCACTAACAGATGCAACTCCAATAGTTGCTACACTAGCATTTATTCCTGCCGATAACGTTGTAGTAATTCCACTAGATAAACCATCTGTTGGTGAACGGTAAAAAGTATATACAGCTTGTCCATCAATCAAAGCTACGTTTTGATTTTTAACTTCCCAAAATTGCAAGCCTCTATTGCCCCATTCAGAAAATAAAATATTCAAGGATCTCTTGGCTGTCTTTAACTGATAGCCAGAGACTCCTTGCATACCGATACGTTCGTACGCATCTTCAATAATTTCATCGATTCCGAGGTTCTTATCAAAAACATAAGAACCAGAGGTAGTGTTAGACATACTACGCTCCTGTAATAGTTAACGTAACGCTTCCGTCAGCTCCACCTGTTTGTGTTAAGGTTGCACAAATTCCATCTTTACAAAGAATTCCAGAACCTGGAACATAAACTGCTAAACCTTCAGTATCGTATTTAAAAGTTGCTACTAAGTTACCTGCACCTGCACCACCTGTTGTAGCACTATCGTGTAAAAGTAAAACAGAACCTGCTTCGCCTCTACCTTGAATAGAAGTAATTCTAGCTCTACCTACTCTTAACAGTGATATAGCACCAGTATCTTTTTGTAACGTTGTTTGATCACTTGAAAATGATCCACCGCCGCCTATTGCCATAATGTTTCTCCTTATTAAAAGTGCTCCCGAAGGAGCACTTTAATTATTTGTATTACGCGCTTACACCTGTTCCAGCTACTCTAGACTGGAATGTATTAAAGTAATCACATACTAAATGATTAGCAACTGTTCCTTTATGTGCAGCCATGATATTCATTTCTAATGCAATATCATCCGGCACAGTTGTAGCGGCTTGTACTCCAACAGCATTACCGTTTAGGTACAATTTAAATTGATTCGCAGTAACACCCACTTCACTTCCAGCTGGTTG